GAAAAACACAATTTACACCATTACGATACGAAAATGATCCAGCTCGATACATGAAGCAAGCAAGAAGATTTGTTTTTGATATTTTGTGTGATAGATTGGGGCCTGAAAGATCTGGAGAATATGATGCTTTTTTAAAAACACTTTCAATTGAAAAGATAAACGAATTGAAAGTTAATCTATTAAAGAAAACTGATATAGATCCTGAAACAGTTATATCTCGAAATATTTGGAAGTATTGTGATAGGTATGAGATAAAAACAGCAAAAGAGCTTTCAGATTCAACAGGCATAACTTATATTGAAATGGACTTAATCAAGTATTTAAAAAAATATGCTGTTCAGTTTTGTAATTTTAAAAGACAACAATATGTTTCGTATGTTCAAGAAAATATGTCATTTTGGAAAGCTACAAAAGGGGAATCATTGCCTATAACACTTGCCGGCTATCTTTGGTCTGAGGCAATTTGGATCTCAAAAGATAGATTTAATTATTCTTTTACTGATGGGCTTTGGGAAACTTTAAAAGAAGAGCTTAACTAAAATATAAAACATGGAAGATTTAAAACTAAAACAGGTCATCGGCATAGATCCGTCTTTCCGAGAGAAAGGATTTGCAGTTTGTGTGATTGGAGGAGGCGAGGCGGTGTTCAAAGTTTTCAAGGGCTTTATTGATTTTGTCGAATGGATAAACCTTTATAAAAAGTCGAATGATTATTTTGATGGGTTGTATTTAAATATTAGCATTTGCATTGAAAACAGCAATCTAACTAACGCCACCTTTGATAAGCGGGGCTCAAAGCCGGTAATTGCAAAGATTAGTCGGGACGCTGGAAAGAATCAAGCAATAAGTCAAATAACTGTCGATTATTGCTGTTTGTTGTTTCCGAATGCAGTCACCGAATTATCGCCACTTCAAAAAGGTGCAAAGGTTGAAAATGATACTATATTTCGTGCAATTGCTAATGATGCAGGAATCGAACTAACAAACTACAAAGGTCAGGTAGGTGAACAGGATAAGCGAGATGCTTTTATGTTAGCTTTAAAAATTTATAAATAAACTTGCAAAACACAACCTAAAAACATATATTTGCAATGATAAGTTTTAAAGGGTCAATTTTGGGAACAAAGGTTTACTGCGCTGTTGGGGAACGGCGCAGTTTTTAAATTGGATAGTTTAGTTTGTGTTCATAGATAGTTTAGTTTTTTAGATGTAAATTCGTTCGTTCCTGCTGTAGCAATATGGCAGGTTTTTTATTAAAATCAACAAGCATGGCAAAAATAGATGAAACGTTTCAGGACTTATGCGGTAAAATCCTGACAGAAGGAAAAGAGTACAACAACAAAAACAGAGGAGTTAAAAGGTTGCAGATACCGTCATACACTTTTCGACATGACTTTGCTGATGGATTTCCGGCACTTTCACTCAAAAAATTACCGTTCAAATCTGTAGTCGGTGAACTGCTTTGGTTCTTGCGTGGTGACAATGATGTAAAGTACCTAAATGATAACGGGATTAAGATATGGAATAAAGACGCTTACAATTGGCACGTAAAAACCACAGAATCGCCATTAGACGAACTTTCTTTTAATAAACAGGGCAAAGGTTCGGTCGGTCAAAATTATAGCGTTAATTGGAGGAATTTTAACGGAAACACAGATCAGATTGACGAACTGATAAAAGGCATGAAAAAAGATATCATGTCAAGCCGCTTAAAAGTGAACGCTTGGAATCCTTCTGAATTAGATCAAACAGCATTGCCGCCTTGTCATTCAGAATTTCAGGTTGTTGGGGTGCCATTGGATAATGATGAATTTGGCTTTGAATTACATTGGTATCAGCGTTCAGTTGATGTATTTTTAGGCTTGCCTTTCAATATCGCATCTTACGGCCTACTTGCTAAGATTTTAGAATACATGACCGGATATAAAGCATTAGGTATTGAAGGTTCACTAAAATGCGTTCACTTTTACGATAACCAGTATGAAGCGGCAAACGAGTTAATGGGCCGTGATCCGTACAAGCATGCTAATTGTGAACTTGAAATAAACAAAGTCTATGCATCAAGTATTGACAAAGTATTCAATCAGCACGAGATTTCAGACTTCCAGCTAATCGGCTATTCTGCTGATGAGAATATAAAAGTTGAAATGTTAGCACCAAAACAGCTATAAACATAAAAGGCTACCCGTAATGAGTAGCCTTTTTTTTATTTACTTTTCTGCCGTTCTGTTGATTCAATAGTCAGCCGTTTGCATTCTTCTAAAAACCAATCTTGTTGATCGGGATGTACCATTGCGACCATTGCCATAAGTTCAGCAATACCGGCAACAGAATCAAAAGAACTATCTTTGAGCTTATCTTTGTCATCTTTCGCACTCTTTGCGGTCATAGTTACAATAAAATTAGTCAGCTGATGTCTGAGGTTAAGATAGCGCATTTTATTAACTCCGCCCATCTTTGCAGGTTCGAGTTCTGTGATCGCAAAAACTGCCAAGTTGATAGCTGTTACTAACAAATACATATTCATTGTATCGTAGTCGGTTAAAGTCTTTTTTTGTACTGTTTGTTGTGCTGATAGTTTCATTATCTTACTGACATTAAAAGTGTTTTCAATCTTTTTAGTGCGATCGTTTCAATTTGTCGCGTTCTTTCCCTTGTTACTCCGACCGCTTTTGCAACATCTTCTAAACTATTGCGGCTATCGGTAAAGAATCGCATCTTAATTATCGTCTGTTCGCGCTCAGGTAGCTTTGAAATAGCGCGGTCTAATACTTGCCTCATATCGTTTGTTAAAGTGCGAGAATCGGCAAATATATCACCCGCAACATCTACATAAGTTTCACCGTCACGATCTACGGCATCAAATGATACTATTTGCTTTCTGTTGATGTAGTTTTTTAGGTGTCCTTTGCTAACTCCGATACGTTCTGCAGTTTCCTCGACCGCCTCATCTTGGATATGACTGTTTTCAAGTTTATAGCTAAGGCGATTCAACAAATCAGGCTGCCTAATCAGATCGCGTTTCGTTTCGATGTATTTGATTATATCCCTTCTTATCCAATTTACGGCATAGGATGTAAATCGAAAGCCCAAAGTAGGATCAAAAGTTTTAGCCGCTTGAATTAGGCCGATTCTACCTTCTTGGATTAGGTCAAGCAGTTCAACTCCTACATGCTCGTACCTCTTGGCAACCGAGATAACAAAAAGTAGATTGTGATTTATTAGCTGCTCAACTGTTGCAGTCTGTTCCGCTTCTTTGCCTAAGACTGGATATTTGTTAGCCAAAATAAATAGCTGTGCCAAACCGCCCGATAAGTGAGTGATTCGCTTTTCTTTTACGCATAGTTTTCTCATTGTGATAGTTTTATTTGATAGTTTAGATAAAAAATTGACTTACAAAAAGCCCAACAACGCAACCAAACGCGGCACCGATCGCATACAGAAACCTATCTATATTTTTACCGAATGCGACCTTTTTAACGTTAAAAGACCAAATAAGTGAGATAATGAACGCAGCGATAAAAGCACCTGTATAGAATTGCTTTGATAGGAAGTAGGTGTTTATCGCTACGAAAAAGACTTGTAGGAAGCCGGATATGAATAGGGTCATAAAGTCCGATATTTATCCAAGTACTTCAAAGTTTTTTCTTTAACATCACCATCAGGCCCGCCCGCCCATTTTCTCGCCAATTCTTCATAGGTCGGATAACTGCCGTGCTTTTCGTAATGCGTATGGCAGAAAATACCCATCATAGCCCAAAAAACAGCGGTGGAAAAGTGCTGATTGTTCATGTCGGCATGAGTAAAACCTAAGAGCGATTTTAAGCCGGTACCAGTCACGCAAATGTCATAAATGCCAAATCTGCCCCGACCTGCTCCATTTTCAGCGATTGTCGAATCATTACCGCCCGTTTCAATTTGTGCAATTTTGCGGATAAATTCTGAATCACAGGTGTCGCGGTAAATTGTGACCGTTTTTACATAGATGTGATCAACGTGCGTAGGCTTGATGCATAGTAAGCCGATTAGTAAGCCGAAAGCGGCTATTTGAATGGTTGTTTTGATAGTTTGTTTATTCATAATCTTCCCTATTTAACTTTTCCAAAATTGCAGCACAAACAAACCGACTCGGCTTAACTCCTGCTGCTTTACAATATCGTTTCAATCTTTCCCAAAGTGCAGGCGAACCGCTAAACTTTTCGTATGTGTTCGCATCTTCGAATCCTTTGTTTTCGTCCATGTCATAGCGTTTATTTTTCATCTTTCTGTAGCTTTTCTTTGATTGCTTCAAAAATAAACGGCCCTTTTTTTATTTGATAGGCTTCACAATGTCGCTCCATTGCTTCCCAAACATCTATTGGCCCGTTTATCGTTTTTACTACTTGAGCAGGTCTTGCAGTAGCTTCCAAGAAATCAATATAAGTTTTCATTGCTTCGATATAAGCATCAGCGCTAATATAGTTTTTTCTGATTGGTCGTTTCATGTTTATTTTAATTTAAATATTTATAATAATGTAAAGGTATTTAAAGAATCTGTAAATAAAAACATTTTGCAAGAAAGTTTTTTAAATTAGTGAAAAAAGCGTAATTTTGAATAAATAAACTCTATGAACAAACAAAATCCAACACTTAAAAAAGCAATGATTGAGGCACTTGAAAAGTGTTTAGGTATTGTTTCGGATGCTGTCAAAATAGTCGGCATAGACAGATCAACTCATTATGATTGGTTAAAAAATGACCCAAATTATAAAAATGAAGTTGAAGGAATAGACAACGTTTCTTTAGACTTTGTGGAATCAAAACTATTTGAACGCATCAGAGGCGTTGAAATGGGAAAGAATGGCATAGATGGCGAACCAATTACATATACATTGCCGCCTGATACAACTGCAATCATTTTCTATCTAAAAACAAAAGGTAGAAAACGCGGATATATTGAGAAGCAAGATTCAAGTGATGATAAGGAATTAAGAATTATCATCGAAAACAAAACAGACTAAATGGCAGTTATAAGCCTAAAGCTATACAATCCGCACGCAGGGCAAAAGCAGATCCTTGACAATCACCGCCGTTTTAATGCGATTGTTTGCGCTCGTCGATTTGGGAAGACTGAGTTGATAACGTCTGTTAATATGCCACTAATTGCTCCCGCTGTTTTTTACGGTCAGAACGTAGGCGTATTTGTCGATGACTTTAAAGACTTTGCTCAAAGTTGGGCTAAGATAATAGAAGTCTATAAAATGAAAGCTGAGGGTGGTATGATCTTGCACAAAGATGATACGGCTAAGATATTAAAGTTTATCGGAGGTGGTGTGTTGGAAGTTTGGTCCATTGGTGACGAGGGGAGAAAAGATAAAGGAAGGGGCCGCAAATATCACCGCGTTATTTATGAGGAAAGTCAAAAGATACCTTCGCACATTTTGGAATATCATTGGAAAACTGTTGCACGTCCGACATTAACTGACTATAAGGGTGATGCGTTTTTCATTGGTACGGCAAACGGCAAAGATAACTACTGGTATAAGGTTTGCAGACGTGGCGCTAAGAACGGCAATTGTGAAGTAAATGCTTTCGGTAATGCTGACCTTCCTCAATCCGATTCTGATTATAGCAGTTGGATGACGTTCCGGATGTCAACTATTGCTAATCCGCTAATAGATCCAGCTGAGGTAGAAGATGCGCGCAAAGACTTAGACGAATTAACCTACCTGCAAGAGTATCACTCTGTATTTTGTGACTATTCGGGTGAAGCTTGGGTATATGTCCTAAAAGATGCAGCGATTCAAAACAAAGTATTTCAAAAGTCTAAGCCGGTACGAGTTGGAGTTGAGCAGCTGTATTTAAGCTTTGACTTTAATAAAATACCTATGACGGCCTTAGTTATGAAGCGCACTGTTTTAACTGCAGAGCAACAGCACCAAAGCCGTTTCAAGTATGGCATTCACATTGTAAAAGAGTTCAAACTTGGCAGCATTGAGAAAGGAGCTGCATCAATTTACGATACGTGTGCTGCAGTTCGGGAATGGGTTTATGCGCAGACGGGTAAGAAGATAGGCGCTTGGTATCAGGGTGATAAGATTGTAGAACGGCACGCTTGCACTATTCCGTTTTTGGTAACAGGTGGATTCGGTGTACCTGAAAATGCTCTACCGGATAATACTATTTCAACGCTGTTTTTCTCATTCCCCGACAACTGCGAACCAACAACAGTAAACGTTCCATCTATTGCGGCGGTTGCTGCCTGTGCTGCGGTTGCCGTTGCATCGGTCAAGCTTGGTAAAGTAGCGGATAATTGTGAAGGGCTTGTTATTTCAATGCTCTGCAAATAGCGCATATTTGTAGTGACACCGAGATAGTCAGAATTATACCAACGGACTGCGGCAGGTAATTCGATAAAGTTGGCAGATGTAACAGGATGTAAGATATCGCTATTTGTGCCTATGTAGTCTAACACTTTGCCAATTATACCAATGTTCTTTTGAATGCTATATGCAGATGTCAAACTGTTTCTAAGTTCGTTTGTGTTGTTGAGCAGGTTTAACAAAAACCTTTCATGCGGTTGGATTGAATTGCCGCTGAATCTGTTTAGGTCAAGTGTGATATAAAAATCAATGTTGATAGTTACGTTTGTCGCATCTATCTGTTTAAAGTCAGCGTAAATATTTTGCGCTTCGGGATTTCCGTTAACACTTGGATAAGTACCTTCTACTGTGCCGGCTGTTAAGAATCCATTGCTTTGGAATCCAAAACTAAAAGCATTAGGATCGGCAAATGGATTAAATCCGTTCGTAAACAGTCCTAAATTTATCCGAACTAATTTACTGTTAAAATTATCGCCGCCCGTTGCTTCAATATCAATAGTTAGCCTGATGCGGTTACCAATTGCCATCAAGTTATAAGGCCCTGCAATAGCATTAGCGGCTATCGCAGTAGGCCCCTGAATAACAGTTCCGAGTTTATCAATATTGCTTATCTCAAAATCTTTAAATAGGTATGGCATGGCTTATATTTTACCTTGAATTGTTAATGTATTTTGTTGCATATCGTATGTGACTTCGCTAATATCACCCTCGTAAACTGTGCCGCCCTGACTTAGTCGAATGAAGCCGTCAACGTTGATAGTAGAAACTAAACTACAATCAGCGGCTATCGTTAGCGTGTAGCGGCGTTTTTTGATAGTTGTTATTCTTGGATCGTCTATGTATAAAAAGCGCTGATATAGTGTATCGTGACTGATTCCATTGCCGTCTGTGTATGCTTCCTTTGCCCACCAATCGACATTATAATCGTAAGCATAGGATGTATCGTGAAAGTATCTTTTTACCCTTGCATCGGCAGGATCTGAAATGCCATCCCATTGAAGTAAACGCGGGAATCCGCAGATACCGCGCTCCATTAGCATCACACCGTCATAATCATTAAGGATCGGCAAAAATGCAATATAAATGGATTTATCCAATGCGCTCACATTATCTCTGCCCGAATCTTCCCTAAATTGAGCGGTTGAAAAGTTAAAGTTGCGGCTAAATAATCCCGACTGTGCAGGATTAACAGGGCTATTCCAATCTATTACGTCTGTCCAATCGGGGTTAACCTCGTCGCTTGTATTATCTATGCCGTCCTTTAGATATTGATATTCAGCATAAGCGGGCGCAACGTCATCCAAAGCATTAAAACAAAGCGAGATAATATCGTTTTGATCTAACAATGTAGCATCGAACCAAAGCCCACCGCTCAAAAAGTCTTTTCTTTCAACATTTAAAACGCCATTTGTAACATTCCAATCTAAATTAAAATCTTTGAAGCTGTCTAAGAATTGTACGCCGTTAATATTGGGTTTATTCTTTTCGTAGTTGGCATTTATTTTAGGCAAGTTTAGACCGCCTGCTTTATATGCTGCATCTAAGCGCATAGTATTGTGATAGTCACCACCTGGATCAAATATAGAACTTGACAAAGTAATACCGCAAATGTCGCAAAGGTTTTGCAGCTGCGAATGAATGAAAGGTGTTTTGTGTTTACGTCCGCAACCTATTAAGATCCGCTCTAATTCAGTAATTAAATCAAAAGCATCATCGAAAAAATTAACATTCCCACCGATCGGAGTGCCGCCTACTATGAAAATAACTGCATTTAAAGCGGTTACTATTGCGCCAACAATAACAGCGAGCGGATATAGGACAATGATCATTAAGATACCGACAATCAATATTATCTCTTGCAAAAAACCCGGGCGAACATCAACACAATAAGTTAAATTTGGTGCCGTTCTAAATGTGTCTTCTCCTAAACTAACACCTGATCCGTCTGCCTTGTCTAACCTATCCCAAGGAAAGGTATTTTTTAAACAAGCAATTGCGGCTGCATCGGTTGAGTTGTCTATTATAGTTACTGTACATTCACAATTCGGAATCTCACACCAACTAACGTCCGAACCTTTAATAATTCCCGTAAATAACAATCCCTGACAACAATCATCGTACACCTCGACATCTATCGAACAAAGAACGGGATTAGGTGTATTGATAATCTGATTGAAAACTAAATCAAACGCGGCACCAGTCAACGTCAATTCAGGCGAAAAGCTAAAAGCACTTTGACCGCTTTCTGTTTTTTTACGAAATACAAAAGATACGCCCTGTGAACCGTTGAAGTTGTTCAAGTCCATTAACGTACCATTAAAAAAGATGCTTATCATTGCGGTATCTGTTTAGTTTCGGGGCGCTGTTCTGCCTTTATTGGTTTGTCTGTTTTAGCTGTTGGGCGTTTGGTAGTTCGTTTCATAGTACACTAAGTTCAACTATTAAAACATTCTGATTATTGCTGATATACTTTTCTGCCTTTTCGTAAGAATCGAAGCATCCCAATATCATACAATCACTTTTTTTTACAATTACATAAACTTTCATATAGCCAAAATTAGTATAGTAGTTAACAATCCAGCACCCGCACCAATACCAACAACCTGCCAAAGTTTCCGCTTTCTTGTTTCTTTTTTCAGTTGCTTTTTTATATCTGCGCTAATTATCTCAGTTCGCTTATAACTTTCGATTAGTTGCGAGGTTGTTAGTATTTCACTTTCCAAAGATACAATTTTTTTATCTTTAAATGTCAGTAACGTGTCCTGAGAATTGATAATTACTAAGCTATAATCTAAAACTTCATTGCATTGTTTGTAAGCATCTTTGTAAGTTTTCAGGCTATCGAAACGCAAAGCAACCAATTCAGCATAAGACCGATTCATAATAAAAACAGTATCATTCCCTATTACCGCACTACTGATATTACTCTGAGCGTAACCTACTGAGCAAAGCAGAATCAGAAGCATTTGAATAGTTGCGTACCTGAGTGATTGTTTCATATTTAATCTTTGTTATTTGCTTTGTTAGTTCCGTTTTCTGCGACTTTATCGAACTGCTTAGGCTATCTATGTGAACCTGCAATAATAGCCGTTCTACTCGCTGCCTATCTAAGTCTTTCATTAACGAATCACGTAAGTTACGCTCATACTTTTCAAGACTTTTAACAATTGTCTGATTATTGTTTGTCGATATATACCAAACTGTAATAATCGTAAGCAGGCTAAAAAGTAAAGCAATAGATATTTCTTTCATATTATTATTTCAAAACTGTTACGGCTTGTTATTTTGATTTCGAACTTTTCAGATAAAATGGCATCTAATGTTTCATTATCTTTTATCATTTTGTTAGCCCAAATCTTGTGACCTATTAGAATTGCCTGAGCCAATGTATTTGGTACAATCGGATTAAATACTTTCAATACACAATTGCCCGTTACTATGTATTTTACAAAACTACCCGGATAACTCATTACATCGCTCTTTTGCGTGAAAACTGTTTAGCATTCTGCCTGCGTTCTACTATCTTAAATATGCCGTTAGCGTTTGCATTTACGCTTACATGAGGCATAAACTTGGGCAAGTCTAACAAAGCGTTTTCAATGCGTTCTAATCGGGATTCTAAGCCTGAATTATTGCTGCCTGAATTAACGATTATCGGCCTGATTCCATAATCAGACAGAAACACCGGATCGGACATTTTAACAGTTCCATTTACAAATCCGTTAATCGCTTCGGGGCTAACTTTGCCGTTATGAATTGCGCTAAGTGCATCCCAATATTTAGAGTTCGTTTCGGTAGTTATTACGCGCTCACCTTTGTTTAATCGTGCAGGTACTGTATCTCTTCCTGCGGGGTATCTATTTTGCTTATCGACATATTCAGAACCTTCGAAGAATGCGGAAGATGCAGCAGCGCGGGCAGTTGCAAAACCAGCTATAAGAGCAATGATAGTAGATGCAATTGTAAACGGTGCCGCCGCTCCACCTTCTGCAGCTGCTTTAGCAATTGCCAAAGTGCTGTTAATCGTAAGCTGAATAAGTGCTAATGCCTTCTCTTTTTCGATTGCTTTGCGTCTTTCCTCTTGCAACTTTTCAAGTCTATCGCGTTCAAGTTCTAATTGTCGAGCATTGAAGTTTTCAGAGTTTGCGCGGATCTCGTCTAAGGTGCTTTTGCTCTTGTCTATTGCCTTATCCAAGTTTGCAGTATAAGCGTCTAATTGAGCATTCAAAACATCAAAAACAGCATCAGAAGATTGCTGAATTAGTTTTGATGTTTCCTCAAACAGTTCTTTAGGGCTTAGTTTCTTCTTTACTTTATCGCCTGTTTCGGTAGCTGCTTTGCCAAGTTCCTCAAGTTTGAGTTTTAGTTCTGCGATTGTTTTGTTAAGTTCAGAAGTCAATAACGGATCGTCTTGACTTGCATCTCTTAGCTTTTCCAAAAACTCAATTCTAACTTTCAATATTTCAGCACTTGTCTGCTTTTCAAATGCCAATCTTTTAGCATTGTATTCGGCATCTATTTCGGCCTGTAATTCTGCATTACCGAAAGCGGCTAATAGTTCCGCGTTTCTTTCAGCTTCAAGACTTAACAAAGCTATGTTTAGATTCGTTTCTGCATTGTTTTGGCGGTATTGGGATGCTTTATCATAACCTGCTTTTAACTTTTCAATATCCGCATAATGATCGTCCCACATTTTTTTAAATTCATCCTTTTCCGCTTGTGTTTGTTTTTGACGTTCTTCAAATGCCTTTTTAGACATTTCCTCTTCAAACTCGGCTACTCTTACCTTGAATTGGTATTCATCCCACATAGCCCGCTCACGTTCTTCTATAGCTGCCTTTTCTGCAGCTAACTTTTTGGCGTTAGCTTCGTCTACAAGTCTTTGTATTTTTTCGTTCTTTTCACGCTCAATAAGTAACAATTGTAAATTCTGCTCTTCAATTAAATTTGTTTCTTCCTGAAAATTACGATCTAATGCGTTTTGTATTCTTATCGCTCTTATGTTTGCGTCTGTTGAAGAAGTAGCGTCGTATTCAGCCTGAGCATCTTTAAGTTCCTTAAATAGCTTATCAGAATCATCTAAAATCTGATCGCGTCTTTTTGAAAGATTTAATAATAATTTCTTTTCCTCAAGTTCCGCAGAAGCAACAGCGCCCGCAACCGTATCGCCTAATAGTTTTACCCTTGTTTCCTTTAATTGCAATTCAAGTTCCTGCTGTCTATTTACCCTATCTTCTTCAATCTTTATAATCTGATCTGCAGTTTCTTTGTACTTTGCGGTTAGCTCTTCACGCTGTTTCTTTTCTTCCTCAGTTAAATATCCTCTTCGAGCTTCCAAAGTATTAAGCCTATCAAGTTCGTCCTGAATAATTGTTAATCTTTCGCCATAACCCAAAGATTCATCCTTTAGCTTTTCCATAGCTACAGCATTTTTATCTACTACTCCGAACATTGAACTTAACATAGATACAACACCTGGTAAAGCCGCCATAATCAACCCAAACGGCAAAGCAGCAGCTAACAGTCTAAAGCCTGACATCAATAAACCTGCTGCCCGTTTCATCGAATTGATAGAACGAACGCCCGACATGAATTGACCGGCTAATGACTTTTGTGATTTTACCGCGTTGCCTGTTTCAGTAGCTAACTTTTTGGTCGTGTTGTTAACCTCATTTGTAACTGCTACACCTGTTTTACTTTCTTTATTGAGCTTACTTTGCGTTTGAACCAAAGTATTGCGCTTAGAATTGAGATCTTGCACAGTCTTAGCCTCAGTACCAAGCACGGCAGTTAATTGCTGTTGTGCCGCCTCTAAGTCGTTCACACTATCGGCACTATCTTCAATAGTTGCGTTTAGTTCGTCGATCTTACCTATAGCCGCGTCAATCTCTGCACTAAAAGTAGCCGCGTTAAACTCTAAGGTGTATATGTCTTTTATCTCTGCCATTACTTTTTATTTTTGCTTTGTTCAGCTTCAAATCGTTCTTGTTCCTTAATAATTCGCTCTAATGCTGCGTAATAATCGCACAATAGCCAGTATTTAACGTTCTGCATTGCTACTGTATCGCCTTTAGTCAGTATGTAGTCGTTCTCCCTATATCGTTCCCTAATCTGTTGTATTGCATTGATATAGTTCAACTTTTTTTCAGGTTTAACTATTCCCGCTTTAGGCTTTAACGTTGGGAAGTTTCGGCGCTTATATTGCTCGAAACGCGCAATACCTGCTCCATAAACATCAAAAAAAAAGCGCGCAGTTCATCATCAGACTTAACCAATTCCCATTTGCGTTGCTGCGTTTCGGGGGAGATATGATAGGGGTTTTCGTCATCTACATACAGAAAATACAATCCTGACTGAATTATCAAGTCATCTATTGTAACTGTCTGCATCCGGTACAGAAACTCGCCTATCTCAGTTCGTGCGGATTCCTGCAATCGTTTTAGTTCCTCTTTTTTGGCACTATTCCAGCTTATTTCATTGATCTTGTCAAGTACAGATTTTAGGCGCTCTTCTAATTCCGTTTTACTAATCCCGTACTCAATAGCCTTCAAACTTTCCTCAATTGCCTGCGCTCGTTCCCTTGTCAAGTGTGCAGGATTCTTTAGCCGGTAGAAGTTATTGCCCCTTTGATCCGTGAAACAAACCTCCAATTCGATCTTTGTATTAGTTGTTGCAGGTACATAAGCGGCTAACCACTTTTTGTACCTTTTCTCGTTTTCTTCGGCTCTTGACCGTTTTTTAAATAGTTTAAACATTGTCTGTATTTTGCTTTTTGTAAAAATATTAAAAAAAAGTTGATTTTATTTTGCAAAATATTTGGTCTTGTAAAAATGTCGCTTTATATTTGTAACAGCAAAGAAGGAAATACATTTTAAAACTATCAAATTTAACTATCATGACAACTGCACAAATCCAAAGAAGTAAAGCAATTGAAACTTACAATAGATTCAAATCTCGCTTATCAATTGATGATATGAAAAGAGAATTAGAAATAGTTAACGGTTGGATTAGAAAAGAGCTGAAAATATCTAAATACTTAAGACATACAGATGAGTTGACATCTTGGTTAAATCAAAGACATTACTACAAACAACTAATATCAATGATCTAAAACAAAAAAGCCCCGCTATTTGCAGGGCTTTTTTATGCTTATATCTTTCCTCCAATCTGCTTTTTACCTTTGAGAATGTGCTGATACTTTCTTAGGTGTTTGACTTCTGTCTGATTGTAATTTGGTTGCTGTGGTTCGTTCATGGTTTAGATTTTTATATCTTTACAAAATGTGTTAAACAAATATCTCAAGTTATCTAATAAATCCGCTTGCCGTTCTTCTCCTTTGCCTTTGATGATTCCGCGATTGTTATCTGACTTAATTCTAAGCGTATCAATTCGCAAACCTGGACATAAGTCTTCATAAATCTGAAAGTCTGGGCAAGTGCTTATTATTGTGTTTGTCTGCACATAGCTTTCGGCATGGAGTGGATTTTTATTCGGAAAAATAATGTGATCGGGGTTTATTTGTAGCTCGTCTTGTATAATTTTGTAATAATCCATCGGCACTCGCTGCCTTCCATCGCTATTAGCTCCTGAAGCATCACCCGTTACCAAAAACGGAATAGTGCAAGCGTGCCGTTCTACAATCTTATCACCCTGATACCAAGCGCCTATCTTCTTACCCGTCTGCGCATAAACCCATTCCCGAACTGCAGCACACGTATCGTAAATTGATGCAGCTCCTTTCTCAATGCTGCCAAGTTTGAACTCTTTTACAATGTGAATGCCATACTTGAAACGGCTTTGGTGCTGTTGCTCTGCAGTTAAAACAGTGCGCTTCATAACTAAGGCCGTCATAGGTATTTTATTAAAGTCAAAGCTTAAATACAGCTGCTCAACTCCAACTCGTACCGGCTTAGACTTTTGAAATACTTTGTTTTGAATCGCTGCATCTTTTAGGACATATACCCAAGCTTCACCCGAATAGTCACAAAATACAGAGTGATACTCTTGCAGGTAGGTTAATTCGTCTAAGTCTTTGCGCGCATCTTCTACCTCAGCTGGATCTATTAGCGGATTAGCAATAGTTGACATCCGGAACGTCATCCAACTGCTATAATCAGAATCGGATTGAGGAAGGTCAGCATTACCGAAAGCATTTACTTCACAATTGCCGTTCTTAGCGCCACGTCTGCAAACCTTATACCAGTAGTTATCTTTGCCGTTTGCCGTACCAATGAAAAACGCATCACCCTTATAGTCAGTTAATGTCGGACGTGCAACAGTTTTCCAATGATATTCCAAAATGTGCGAAGGTATCTTTTGACTTTCCTCATAAATAACGCGGTGATATTTGCGGCCCCTTCCTTTATCTTTTCTCCCCTCGTCACCAATGGACCAAACTTCCAACACACCACCTCCGATAAACTTTAATATCTTAGCCGTATCATCTTTGTGCAAGATCATACCACCCTCAGCTTTCATTTTATAGACTTCTATTATCTTAGCCCAACTTTGAGCAAAGTCTTTAAAGTCATCGACAAATACGCCTACGTTCTGACCGTAAAAAACAGCGGGAGCAATTAGTGGCATATTAACAGACGTTATCAACTCAGTCTTCCCAAATCGACGAGCGCAAACAATCGCATTAAAACGGCGGTGATTGTCAAGGATCTGCTTTTGCCCTGCGTGCGGATTGTATAGCTTTAGGCTTATAACTGCCATTTAGTCTGTTTTGTTTTCGATGATAATTCTTAATTCCTTATCATCACTTGAATCTTGCTTCTCAATATATCCGCGTTTTCTACCTTTTGTTTTTAGATAGAAAATGATTGCAGTTGTATCAGGCGGCAATGTATATGTAATTGGTTCGCCATCTATGCCATTCTTTCCCATTTCAACGCCTCTGATGCGTTCAAATAGTTTTGATTCCACAAAGTCTAAAGAAACGTTGTCTATTCCTTCAACTTCATTTTTATAATTTGGGTCATTTTTTAACCAATCATAATGAGTTGATCTGTCTATGCCGACTATTTTGACAGCATCCGAAACAATACCTAAACACTTTTCAAGTGCCTCAATCATTGCTTTTTTAAGTGTTGGATTTTGTTTGTTCATAGAGTTTATTTATTCAAAATTACGCTTTTTTCACTAATTTAAAAAACTTTCTTGCAAAATGTTTTTATTTACAGATTCTTTAAATACCTTTACATTATTATAAATATTTAAATTAAAATAAACATGAAACGACCAATCAGAAAAAACTATATTAGCGCTGATGCTTATATCGAAGCAATGAAAACTTATATTGATTTCTTGGAAGCTACTGCAAGACCTGCTCAAGTAGTAAAAACGATAAACGGGCCAATAGATGTTTGGGAAGCAATGGAGCGACATTGTGAAGCCTATCAAATAAAAAAAGGGCCGTTTATTTTTGAAGCAATCAAAGAAAAGCTACAGAAAGATGAAAAATAAACGCTATGACATGGACGAAAACAAAGGATTCGAAGATGCGAACACATACGAAAAGTTTAGCGGTTCGCCTGCACTTTGGGAAAGATTGAAACGATATTGTAAAGCAGCAGGAGTTAAGCCGAGTCGGTTTGTTTGTGCTGCAATTTTGGAAAAGTTAAATAGGGAAGATTATGAATAAACAAACTATCAAAACAACCATTCAAATAGCCGCTTTCGGCTTACTAATCGGCTTACTATGCATCAAGCCTACGCACGTTGATCACATCTATGTAAAAACGGTCACAATTTACCGCGACACCTGTGATTCAGAATTTATCCGCAAAATTGCACAAATTGAAACGGGCGGTAATGATTCGACAATCGCTGAAAATGGAGCAGGTCGGGGCAGATTTGGCATTTATGACATTTGCGTGACTGGTACCGGCTTAAAATCGCTCTTAGGTTTTACTCATGCCGACATGAACAATCAGCACTTTTCCACCGCTGTTTTTTGGGCTATGATGGGTATTTTCTGCCATACGCATTACGAAAAGCACGGCAGTTATCCGACCTATGAAGAATTGGCGAGAAAATGGGCGGGCGGGCCTGATGGTGATGTTAAAGAAAAAACTTTGAAGTACTTGGATAAATATCGGACTTTATGACCCTATTCATATCCGGCTTCCTACAAGTCTTTTTCGTAGCGATAAACACCTACTTCCTATCAAAGCAATTCTATACAGGTGCTTTTATCGCTGCGTTCATTATCTCACTTATTTGGTCTTTTAACGTTAAAAAGGTCGCATTCGGTAAAAATATAGATAGGTTTCTGTATGCGATCGGTGCCGCGTTTGGTTGCGTTGTTGGGCTTTTTGTAAGTCAATTTTTTATCTAAACTATCAAATAAAACTATCACAATGAGAAAACTATGCGTAAAAGAAAAGCGAATCACTCACTTATCGGGCGGTTTGGCACAGCTATTTATTTTGGCTAACAAATATCCAGTCTTAGGCAAAGAAGCGGAACAGACTGCAACAGTTGAGCAGCTAATAAATCACAATCTACTTTTTGTTATCTCGGTTGCCAAGAGGTACGAGCATGTAGGAGTTGAACTGCTTGACCTAATCCAAGAAGGTAGAATCGGCCTAATTCAAGCGGCTAAAACTTTTGATCCTACTTTGGGCTTTCGATTTACATCCTATGCCGTAAATTGGATAAGAAGGGATATAATCAAATACATCGAAACGAAACGCGATCTGATTAGGCAGCCTGATTTGTTGAATCGCCTTAGCTATAAACTTGAAAACAGTCATATCCAAGATGAGGCGGTCGAGGAAACTGCAGAACGTATCGGAGTTAGCAAAGGACACCTAAAAAACTACATCAACAGAAAGCAAATAGTATCATTTGATGCCGTAGATCGTGACGGTGAAACTTATGTAGATGTTGCGGGTGATATATTTGCCGATTCTCGCACTTTAACAAACGATATGAGGCAAGTATTAGACCGCGCTATTTCAAAGCTACCTGAGCGCGAACAGACGATAATTAAGATGCGATTCTTTACCGATAGCCGCAATAGTTTAGAAGATGTTGCAAAAGCGGTCGGAGTAACAAGGGAAAGAACGCGACAAATTGAAACGATCGCACTAAAAAGATTGAAAACACTTTTAATGTCAGTAAGATAATGAAACTATCAGCACAACAAACAGTACAAAAAAAGACTTTAACCGACTACGATACAATGAATATGTATTTGTTAGTAACAGCTATCAACTTGGCAGTTTTTGCGATCACAGAACTCGAACCTGCAAAGATGGGCGGAGTTAATAAAATGCGCTATCTTAACCTCAGACATCAGCTGACTAATTTTATTGTAACTATGACCGCAAAGAGTGCGAAAGATGACAAAGATAAGCTCAAAGATAGTTCTTTTGATTCTGTTGCCGGTATTGCTGAACTTATGGCAATGGTCGCAATGGTACATCCCGATCAACAAGATTGGTTTTTAGAAGAATGCAAACGGCTGACTATTGAATCAACAGAACGGCAGAAAAGTAAATAAAAAAAAGGCTACTCATTACGGGTAGCCTTTTATGTTTATAGCTGTTTTGGTGCTAACATTTCAACTTTTATATTCTCATCAGCAGAATAGCCGATTAGCTGGAAGTCTGAAATCTCGTGCTGATTGAATACTTTGTCAATACTTGATGCATAGACTTTGTTTATTTCAAGTTCACAATTAGCATGCTTGTACGGATCACGGCCCATTAACTCGTTTGCCGCTTCATACTGGTTATCGTAAAAGTGAACGCATTTTAGTGAACCTTCAATACCTAATGCTTTATATCCGGTCATGTATTCTAAAATCTTAGCAAGTAGGCCGTAAGATGCGATATTGAAAGGCAAGCCTAAAAATACATCAACTGAACGCTGATACCAATGTAATTCAAAGCCAAATTCATCATTATCCAATGGCACCCCAACAACCTGAAATTCTGAATGACAAGGCGGCAATGCTGTTTGATCTAATTCAGAAGGATTCCAAGCGTTCACTTTTAAGCGGCTTGACATGATATCTTTTTTCATGCCTTTTATCAGTTCGTCAATCTGATCTGTGTTTCCGTTAAAATTCCTCCAATTAACGCTATAATTTTGACCGACCGAACCTTTGCCCTGTTTATTAAAAGAAAGTTCGTCTAATGGCGATTCTGTGGTTTTTACGTGCCAATTGTAAGCGTCTTTATTCCATATCTTAATCCCGTTATCATTTAGGTACTTTACATCATTGTCACCACGCAAGAACCAAAGCAGTTCACCGACTACAGATTTGAACGGTAATTTTTTGAGTGAAAGTGCCGGAAATCCATCAGCAAAGTCATGTCGAAAAGTGTATGACGGTATCTGCAACCTTTTAACTCCTCTGTTTTTGTTGTTGTACTCTTTTCCTTCTGTCAGGATTTTACCGCATAAGTCCTGAAACGTTTCATCTATTTTTGCCATGCTTGTTGATTTTAATAAAAAACCTGCCATATTGCTACAGCAGGAACGAACGAATTTACATCTAAAAAACTAAACTATCTATGAACACAAACTAAACTATCCAATTTAAAAACTGCGCCGTTCCCCAACAGCGCAGTAAACCTTTGTTCCCAAAATTGACCCTTTAAAACTTATCATTGCAAATATATGTTTTTAGGTTGTGTTTTGCAAGTTTATTTATAAATTTTTAAAGCTAACATAAAAGCATCTCGCTTATCCTGTTCACCTACCTGACCTTTGTAGTTTGTTAGTTCGATTCCTGCATCATTAGCAATTGCACGAAATATAGTATCATTTTCAACCTTTGCACCTTTTTGAAGTGGCGATAATTCGGTGACTGCATTCGGAAACAACAAACAGCAATAATCGACAGTTATTTGACTTATTGCTTGATTCTTTCCAGCGTCCCGACTAATCTTTGCAATTACCGGCTTTGAGCCCCGCTTATCAAAGGTGGCGTTAGTTAGATTGCTGTTTTCAATGCAAATGCTAATATTTAAATACAACCCATCAAAATAATCATTCGACTTTTTATAAAGGTTTATCCATTCGACAAAATCAATAAAGCCCTTGAAAACTTTGAACACCGCCTCGCCTCCTCCAATCACACAAACTGCAAATCCTTTCTCTCGGAAAGACGGATCTATGCCGATGACCTGTTTTAGTTTTAAATCTTCCATGTTTTATATTTTAGTTAAGCTCTTCTTTTAAAGTTTCCCAAAGCCCATCAGTAAAAGAATAATTAAATCTATCTTTTGAGATCCAAATTGCCTCAGACCAAAGATAGCCGGCAAGTGTTATAGGCAATGATTCCCCTTTTGTAGCTTTCCAAAATGACATATTTTCTTGAACATACGAAACATATTGTTGTCTTTTAAAATTACAAAACTGAACAGCATATTTTTTTAAATACTTGATTAAGTCCATTTCAATATAAGTTATGCCTGTTGAATCTGAAAGCTCTTTTGCTGTTTTTATCTCATACCTATCACAATACTTCCAAATATTTCGAGATATAACTGTTTCAGGATCTATATCAGTTTTCTTTAATAGATTAACTTTCAATTCGTTTATCTTTTCAATTGAAAGTGTTTTTAAAAAAGCATCATATTCTCCAGATCTTTCAGGCCCCAATCTATCACACAAAATATCAAAAACAAATCTTCTTGCTTGCTTCATGTATCGAGCTGGATCATTTTCGTATCGTAATGGTGTAAATTGTGTTTTTC